AGTTGATGTAGTTACATTAGCCATTCTAACACTAATTAAAGTGTCATAACTATTAGCAGCTCCGCCTAAAGCATCTACTGCTGATGTACCTGTGTTTCTTGTTAGATAATTTCTAAAGTTTTGTGCCATAATTTTTTTCCTTTTTCTTTATACTATAAGGCAATTGCCATTGCAACAGCAAAACCAGCAGTTGCACCTGCGGTTCCATTTGAAGCTGAAGTTACTCTTCCTTTTGCATCTACTGTAATTGATGAATTTGTATAACTAGCAGCTGTAACTCCTGAGTTCGCTAAAGTTAATGCTCCTCCGGATGCAATTGTTGCATCACCTGATACTGCTGATTCTTGATAACTTGTACCATCTGCAACTAATATTTTAGCAGATGTATTGTCGGGCATTTTAAGTAATGTACCTACATTTAAAGCACCATTAACATAATTAGATATAGTGTTTGCAAAGTTACCCATTAATGAGTGACTTGAACATTGATAATAAACAATGTTAGGTGTATTTGCATCAACTGCTATTTGAGTATAGGCTCCCGAGTTTCCTGGAGTTCCGTTTGTAGTTACACCCGTAGTGTAAGCTGTAGATTTGTCTGCTTCTAAATAAAATCTTAATGGGTGACCATTGTTTGTAGAATCTGCTTGATCAAATCTATAATAATATTTGTAAGATGAATCTGCACCTGAAAATGTAATTGCTGGTGATTCTAATCCATCAAAGTAATATGCACTAGAAGATCCTTGACCTGAATAAGGATGAGCTGCTGTTTTAGAAGCAACTTTAACTGTAATTATTTTTGGCGCTGATGAAGAGCCATATTCTTCAGGTGTAGGTAAACTTATTTTTGCACCAGGCACTGTGCAGAATACTTCTGTTGCACCTGCAAAGTTTACAGCAGCATCACTATTAGAACTAGAAATAATATTAGTTCTAGCAAGTGTACTTGCTCCTCCGTTTAAAGTTCCAAAACCAACTTCAAAATTATTAGTACCGTTTTCAAAAATACAATAGTATGTCGTATTACTTCCACCAATACCTGCAGCAAAAGTTTCAAAACCTGTTACCGCACCACCAAGTGTAAACGTACCTGTCCCAGTAGTCGAACTGGATTCTTTAACCCTATCGTTTAATTTAAACGCCATTTAGTTTTCTCCTTATGCCATGCTTATAATTGCATTAGCAGGTGTGCTTGGATTAGGATAAGAAACTGTAAACGTACCATTAGTAGCCGTTTTGTTTCCACCAAAATCTAACACAACACATAATTTATCACTCTTGTCATCATTGTAGATTGCTGCAAACGCTGCTGTGAAAGTAGCACTAGCCCAAGTACTATCTGCAAAGTCAACTGAAGCAACAGCAGTTCCACTAGCTACTGCTTGTGAACCTAAAGCTTTTCTCTCATAGTTTGAACTACCAGAAGAACTAACTTCATTAGTTGTAAGTACAACTGTACTAGACGTTGAGTATGGATTAGATGTATACAAAGCTATTTTGAAAGCATCTCCTCCATTTGCGAAATTATGTGTTCCCGAAAAGAGTTCTCCTCTAAATGCGAACGGTATTATATTTGCCATATTGTTTTCTCCTTAAATTTACGGTGACGGTGATTTTAAAGGAGTACGAATAACACCATCTTGATATTCGTCTCGGCGTCTACGACCTTGTTGTTCTATCGCATACGATTGCATTGCTTTTTGATAAGCTTGTGCGTAGTATTGTAACATATCTACGGGACCTTTCAAGTATCCATATGCTTCTACCAGACAGGCATATAAAAGTAAATCTTGATATTTATTACTAGTATAAGTTCCTGTGACAGAAGCTGGATTTGCTGTTGTGGGTAAAGTTGTACTTGTAATGCTATCTGGTTGTTTAATATAAGCTAAAGTTATTGAAAATTGAGCATTTGGTGTAGGTGCTACTACCCAAAATTCAGCATCCCAATTACCATAATACTTAGGAATACCAGAAGCTGTATTAGGAGTATTGTAGTACTCTGCCATAAATGAAGTATCTTTTTTTTCTAAAAAAGTTTGATCACCTGCGGCATCTGTTAATTGTGCGTATCTAATTACTCTTAGGTCACCTGGTATAGTTACATATCTATTTCCACTAACTAATGCAGACGTTGCATAATGTCTATTATCATCAGAGTCTGCTTCTCTGTAAATTTTATTCTCAGCATTTTTAATTATAGTATTTAAAATACCTGTTGTAAAAACACCATCATCAACTTCAGTGTAGTTTCTAATATCATCTTGTAAGTTCACTAAAGTATAAGCCATTATTTAACATCTCCTTTATGCTTTAAACGTATTTTTTTTTGTTTAGCCGTTTCTTCTACATGCACAGGAACATCTGATTCTGGTACATCTTCATAAAATTCAAGATGTTCATCTTTTTGTCTATGAGGTGTAATAGATTTTTTTATCCAATTCCAAATTTTATTTATCATAATTAACTTCTATCATTTAGTGGACCAACTGTACACTGTAAACCGCCACCTGTTGCTGTTGACGTTGAATTTTGAATCATGGTAACAGTAAATCTATTATATTGGTCTATAGTAGGCGGTTGTGCACCTGTCACAACAGTATCTGGATCTATAGAAGCAGCTCGTGCTCCAAAAACTTTAGCACCTGCTAAATGAGAACTTGCAGTAGTATTAGAAAAAGTTGTTCCTCTAAAAGGAGCAGCCGTTCCACGAACACAGTTATTTAAAGTTGCTACACTTGTACCTACATCAATACTTACACTTTCATAATAAACAACTTCATTTTCATATAAACCTGTTACACTATTTATTTTTTCAATTACTATATAACTAATTGGTTCTAAATAAAAACTACCATCTCCAGCAGATAAAGTAATTGAAGTAGCTGTAGCGGAAATATTTGCATTAAGTGTTGAAGATAATTCTATTTGTTCTATTGATCTAGCACCAACAGGAGTTTTAACACCTTGAAATCTTACATAGTTTAATTCTCCTCCTTGAGCTTCTGTAGAGTAATCAGGAAAACTTACAGTCATTATTTTATTTCCGTTTGTTATAGAAAAAGGATTATTAGGTAAAAAATCAGGAGTTGGAAATTCTGTTCTATCTGGTCTAACATTTAATAATGCAACACCATCACCACCAATTGGTTTCGGTTCAAGTTGTGGTTGTTTAGGTTCATACTCTGTGTAATGAACAAAAGAACCATTCCATTCTCTTACCATTTCTCTGTATGGAAACTCCATACCTGATCTATCTGAAATAGCTTTTGAATGTTTTCCTGTAGCGTACTTAGACATTAAGTTCCTGGGTAATAAGCTTTAGGTGTAATAAATGTACTTGAAGCAGAACCATCTTCTTGTAAGGCTCTAGCTAATTCATCTTCATAAAGTAATTTCATTTGTTGAGTCATTTGTGGTGCATACTTCATCGATAAATAATAAGCTAAACCTGAAACCATACAAGGTACAAATCTAAAAGGCATATCAGTTGCATTTGTATAATCTCCAACATCTTGAATTCTTTTTATATAGTAAAAATGCATATCTTTAGATGCATTAGTTGCATCAGGGGTAGGATAAACATTAATACTAACATGATCTATAAATCTTTGTACCCAATATTGATTAGGTGTACCTTGAGAAAGTTTGTTTGAAAAAGCAGCATAAGTTGATCTATCAACTTTAGTCATCGGACTATCGGATTGATTTGTTGCAGTTCTATTATTCCTTAACTGTGCTTCAAGGACATCGGACATGCCATAAATACCGTTTGGATTTGAAGTAGCACTTGTACCATCCGAAGATGCTCTAAAAAATTTATATTCAGATTGTCCTTGAATTAAATCAAGATCTAATTCTGCTATTTCCCAATAGTGAATACCTCTATTGCCCCATTCTTGAAGCATTATATTTAATGATCTTCTTGAAGTTTTTAATTGGTATCCTGTAACTTGTTCTTGTCCTAATCGTTCAAAAGCCTCTTCTATTATTTCATCAATAGAAAAAGTTTTATCAAATGTAGTTGTTCCAGACGTAGTGTTAGCCATTTAGCCTCCTAGCCAGTATATCCAAGTGTAATAGATCCTGTTCCAGTTACATCTGCATAGATAGTAGTTTCAAATCTAATACCATTTCCTGGTACATAGATATCTAATCCTTCATCTCCAAAAGTAGCTTCAAAAACTATACTTCCAGATGCAGATGCTGCATCATAAAGTTTTATATTTGTAATACCAGTACCTTGAATGTATGTAACTCTAGCAGGACCAATATTAGTAGATCCTCCTGAAGCAGTTTTAACCTGTCCGTCAGCTGTAAGCGTTGTAAATTTCTGATCTGAACTCATATTTGTTTCTCCTTAAAATTAATTTTATGTGGGGCCGTAGCCCCACACTAATTATTTATTACTCTGTGTCAGTACTTGAATCAATTCCTAGAATTTTAAGAACGATTACAGTGTCTCCACCTGGATCTGCAGAAATAACTAATTCAACTTCGTCTCCAGCTAATCCTGCTACACCTGGTGCAAAACCAGACATACCAAGTACACCATTGCAGCCTAAGAAACCTTTCCAACCAGTTGTGTTAAGAGCTAAAGAAGCTCCATCAACATAACCGTCTGTATCTGCATCAGTTCCAATATCAACTAAGTTAACATTGTTTACTGCTGCAGTTGTTACTATGACTCCAATTCCTAATGGAATAAAGTTTGTTGGGATCTGGATAGATGTTTCTTTTCCAGTAGTTGCTCCATTTGCAACTGTGATAGTTGCTGTGAACTCTTTTAAGCTCATTGTAGATGTGATTCCACCTGTAACTGCACTTTTATCGATTATTTCAAAACCGTTTTCTGATCGAACCGGTCCTGTAAATGTAGTATTTGCCATATTAATATCCTCCTAGATATTTTAAATGTAGTCCCTAGGGTTGTCGACTATACGCGTCTACATTTAATTATATTATTTATGTATAGTGTAAAAATTATATACTAGTTTTTAGTAGAGTGCAAGAGATCCTAAGGTATTTATGCATTTCAGCGATGTAGCTTTTGTCTAAGTAGCTACAGAAACTTGTGGAGCAGAACCTTCAACAGTATTCTGTCTATGGGCAATAGCTGCTTCTTCCAGCTTAATGTCAGTAATGATTTGTTTAACTTTGTCATCAATTCTGACCATTTCAAGAGTGTATCTATTGTTAGATAGATGCTCCTGTTCCCACTTCAACTCCAAGGACCTTTTTGCTTTGTATAGGTCTTGTATCATCACTAACCTCCTCC